GCCGCCGTCCCGCCCGCGCCGGAGGCGTTCGCCAGCCCGTCCGGGTAGCCTACCGTTTCGGCCGCTCCGCCCGCGCCGGCCGTGCCGCCAGACGCGCCACCATTCCCGGCCGCCGTCCCTGGGTTGCCGCCGCTTGGGCCAACCGCGTGCGTCCGGCAAAAGTTGACCTCGACGCCCGATCCGTTGTGCTGGAAGTACGTGGCCGCACCGTTGGTGCCGGCGGTTCCGCTCCCCGCCGCCGCGCCGCCCGGACCTCCCGCGCCACCGGCACCGATCACCACATCGTAAGCTGTCCCTGGCACCACCGCGCACGGGATCGGCGGGCCCATGACGCACCCGTTGCCGCCGCCGCCGCCCTTGCCGCCGCCGCCGCCGCCCACGTTTGCGCTTGCGCCGGCTCCGCCTCCGGACCCGCCGCCACCGCCGCCGGCACTCGGGATCCCGTACAGATTGACAATCGCGATTCCGCCCTCTGCCGTCCACGTGCCGGACGCGTCGAATCGCTCAAAGGCCCGATTGGACCCGAGCAGGTACCAGTCGGTCCCGTCGCACACGAGATCCCAAGATCCGTGTGCGGCCCGGAGGATCTTGTCCGCCGCGAACCCGTTGATCTCCTCGGTCCCGTCGCGGAGTAGCGTCACGAGGTTTTGCGTGGCGCTCGTGATCTTCAGTTGCCAGCGCCGCGCGACCGGCGCCGGTAGCTGTATGTCGACCGCGCCCGCCGAGTTGTCGATCAGCACCACGTCGTGCGTCGAGAGTAGATCGAACGTAGCCGCGTCGGTCGCCGTCGCGATCCCCGCCGTGCCGCCGTCGTGCACGTGGTCCGCGCGCGGTACCTCGGCGGACGTCCCCGCGGCGTTTGCCCTACCAACCACGGAGAGGTCCCCCGCCTCGGCCCAATCGATCGACGCCATGACATTCGTAGTGTCGGTCACGTCCGCGCCGGCCTCGATGCCGTCGAGCTTCGCGCCGTCGACCGACAGGTCGCGACCGTCGATCGTCACGCTCGCGGTGACGGCGAGGTTGCCCGTGAGCGAGACGGACCCGTCCCGCGCCAGCGGCGAGACGTGCGGGTAGCTGTCTGCGACGTACGCGCCGGGCAACTCGGCCGCCCGCGCGGCGGACGCGCGCATGTAGTCGACGACGAGCGTGCGGTTGCCCGCGTGGACGTCCTTCTCCATGCGCATCGTCGGGAAGTACGCCGCCTCGTCCGGCGCCTCCGCCGACGTGAAGACCGTGGCGTACGCGCCGTCGTCGGCCGCTGCCTCCACCACCGTGCCGGTCGGCGAGATCGTGAGCCTCACGCGCAGCCGCCCCGTGTAGGCGGGCAGCGTGATCGCCTCGCTCGTGAGCACGCCGCCCTGCACCGTCGCCAGCGAGTGCACGCCGTCGATGCCACGCACGGACACCGAGCTCTGCTCGTCCGACGACGAGACGCCGAGCGCCCACGCGCACTCGTCGTCCGTCTTCGTGCCCGAGTTGTAGACGCCGAAGGCGTACTCGATCACGATGTCGTCGTCTGCGCCGAACACCAGGCCGCTCGGCTTGAGCACCGCGATCAGCGCAGAGGCCGTGGCGCTGACGCTGAGGAAGGCCAGGCCGCTCGACGGGAACCCGAGCGCGTTCGCGCTGCCGGCACCGCTGAGCGTGCCGCCCGCCGTCTGGTCCGTGACGAACCAGCCGTGCGGGGTGACGTCGAAGTCGTCGAAGACCGCGACGCGGTCCTCGGTGGGCACCTGTCCTGCGACGCTACCCTCCTCGAGATCGACAATCCGGTCGATGAGCTCGTTCCACTCCTCGGCCATGACGTCCGTCTCCGGTACGACCGTCCGCGCGAGAAGGCCGGACCGAGCCGCGTTCTGCTTGTGCGAGAGGGTCATCAGACGTTCCTCGGGCCGGGGTCGGTGATTGCGAGCTCGACCCCGTGCACCTTGTCGCCGCCAACCTCGTTCGCGCTGAGGATGAGGAGGAAGTAGTCCTTGGCCGTGTCGCCGTCGGTCACGATCGCGAGGTCGCAGGTGATCGTGATGGTCTGCGCCGCGTCGGTGCCGTCGTCGGTCGCGTAGAACGCGACGACTGGCGTAGGCGCGGCCGGGGTCCCGAAGTTCGGGTCGACCGTGATGAGCGCCGCGTACATCCGATCGCCGGTGGCCGCGTTCGCTGCGACTGGGTCGACGATGATCTTGATCGTGTCGAGCTCCTGCCCGTTCCGCAGATAGTCGCTGAGCGGGAAGATCAGCGGCTTCTGCGCGCCGACGCTGAGCCACCAGTACTCCGTCGCCGGGTTCCCCGCGCGAGACCAGTCGGCGGCCGTCCCGCTGTCGCCGTCGAACACCTGCGCGGCGAAGAGCGAGACGACCTTCTTCCGCGTCTTCGGCGTCTGGTACGTGTGCTCCTCGTTGCTGTCGAGCAGCGCCGCGAGCCACGCGACCCAGTCGACCGCGTACCCGAGCGCCCAGTTCGCCTTGCGCGGCGCGAACCGATACCCCTCGCGGAAGCCGTTGCTCTTCTCTCCGGCCTCGGGCTCGAGGCGCCGCGAGCCCCCCGTTGCGAAGCTCGGGGTCGTCGTCGGTCGTGCGACCATTACGCCACCTCCGTCGTTGCGTGCTCGTACTCCATGACGCCGCCGGTCGTGCCGTCGTCGTCGCCCCAGCCGCGCGCCACGTCGGCCTGCTCGGCGTCCGCATCGGCCCACGTGAGCGCGTCGATCGCATCGCCCGACGGGTGCTCGAGCACGAACCGCACGCCGGCCGGCTTCGCTCGCGCGAGGAACCGGAACACGCTCGCGGCCTCGATCTCGTCGGCGAAGGGCTCGCCCAGGAGCACGAGCACCGCGGCTCGGCCGGGCTCCTGGATCGACACGAGCGAGAGCGCGAAGCCGAGCACGTCGAAGATCCCAAACGTGTCGGGCCACGTGCCCTGGCTCCGCAGCGTGAGGACCTGCGCGCGCAGGAGCAGCCGATACGTCTCGTCGCCCCAGCCGAGCCGAGGCAGATTGAGCCGCCACCCGAGGTGGTCGAGCTGCACGCCGAGCGCGGTGTCGAGCCAGCGCTCGGTGAGGCACTGCCAGCACGCATCGTCGAGATCGGTGACGCCGGCGAGCAGCGCCCGCAGCATCGCCACGATGCGCGTCCGGTCCCGGAACTCGTCGATGAGCAGCGCCGCGCCGAGCTCGCCGTGGTCGGGGATCCACGCGAGCGGCGTGCCCTCGACCGTCTCGAGCGCGGCGGGTGGCGACCAGTCGCCGAACCGCCAGGGCAGCGTCTCCGGGAGGATGACCGGCATCAGACGTCCTCCGCGACGGTCACGTCGGCGCTCGCGATGCGGATGATCTGCCGGGTCGTCGGCGCCACGCTCGCGTCGTCGGGCGTCGGGTCGTCGGCCTCCATCGTGATCGTCGTGACGGCCTTCACGCTCGGCACGACGCGCACGCCGTCCTCGCTCTCGAGGATCGCGGCGATGAGCTGCGACACGTAGCCGCGCTCGGCGACGACGTACTCGTCGGCACGCTCCGAGACCGCCGTCTTCACCTGGGCCTCCCAGCCCGCGACTGCGTCGTCCTCGAGCACCGCCTCGAGGGACACGTAGACGCGGAGCTTCGTCGCCCGGGTGAAGCCGACGACGAACGCCGTCCCGCTCTCGTCGATGGCCGTCCCGCTGTCGGTCGGCCCCACGCCCTCCGCGTCGGCGCCGAAGCCCCACGAGAGGATCCCCTCCGGCTTCGTGTCGTAGATCGCCTGAGCGATCTCGTCGTCGAGGGCCGCCGCAGGGTCCCCGTCCCAGACGATGACCTCGAAGCTCTTGCCGGGCCGGCCGGCACCGTCGGTGACCGAGGTCGAGTTCTCGATGACCGTCACCGAGATCACGCCATCGACCCGGGCGACGTTCGCGCGGATGGCGTCGACCGTGCGGAGCCCCCCCGCCGCCAGCTCGACCACGCGCTGCGTCCGGAGCTCCGGATCCCCGGCGACGTCGCGCCCGAGGGTCGCGTCAGTGGCGTTCGTGATCGCCGTCCAACCCGACGACGCCGTCACGATCACGGTGAGCAGGCCGGCAGGAGCCGCGATCGGGCCGGTGCGCAGGCACTCGAAGACGACGTCGAACGCCGCCGGCGACGCGCCGCTGTTCGTCACGGCCTCGACGCTCGCGAACTGCGCATCCGGATCGCCGTCCACCGCCGCCACCTTGCCCGCCGCGAGCGTCGCTCCGGCCGCGAGCGTCACCGACGCTGTCACCCTCGAGGCCGTCGCCGCCCGTCGGGTGGTCCCGGTGAGCGCCGCGACCTGGTCGAGCGCGAGGCCCGACGCCTCCGGGCCCTGCGCGCGGTAGATCGCCTGCAGCGTCTCCCACGCGAGCGTGAGCTCCTCGGAGAGGATGCCGATGATCTGCTGCTCGGGGCCCTGGCTGAGGTCGATGCCGGGGATCGCCGCGCGCACCGTCGCCTCGAGCAGCTCCTGGAGCTCGGGCTGCGTCCGGATCACGAGACCGTTGGCGGAAAGGCCGGCCATCAGAACCCGACCTCCTGACCGACCTCGAGCGTCCGGCGCACGCCGTCCGTCGTGACGACCTCGACCGACGAGACGCGCATGCGCCGCGTACGCTTGTCGAGCGCGAGATCGATCCGCGCGACCTGGGCGACACCCTCGACGCGCAGCAGCTCCTTCCGGAGGACGGCACGGACGGTGCCCTCGCCGACGCCCTTCCGAAGGAGCGACTGCAAGTACGGGACGCCTCGGCTGCGGTCCAAGAACCACTCGCCGAGCCACCAGCGCAGGGCGACGTTGCACGCCTGGGTCACGCTGTCGCCAAACGACTCGAGGCGCGCGAGCCGCGAGCCCGAGATCCGCAGATCCCCGAGCTGCGGGTTCTGCGCGTCGATGCTCGTGACGAGCTGCCAGCCCAGGGCGGTCATTCGGCCCTCGTCTTCTGCGCCGCCACGCTCGCGAGGGTGCCGATCGGCACCGTCGGCGCGGTGGTATTCGCGCTCACGGGAGCCGGGACCGGGTGCACGTGCGCGTCGAACGCTGCCTGGATCGTGTCGAGGCGCGCGTTGACGAGGTTCGCGAGGGCGACGAACTGGGACGCGGCGCCGAGGTCGATCGTCGTGTCGCCGATCGTCATCGTGAGCCCGCCGGACTTGCCGATCGCGAGCTTCCCCGCGGGCAGGCCCGAGAGCGCGGCCGCTCGAGGGAAGAGACCGGGTACAGCGACCGCGTGCGCGAGGTGGTGCTGCCGATGGTCGATCGGATCACTGACATCGCCGGTCTGCCGCCACCGAGCGGCGTCTCGCTCGAGGCAGACGAGCAGCACCGAGTCGCCCGCCTCAAGCGGCATGTGCAGGAACCAGCTCCCGACCCGCGGCCAGACCACCGGGACGGACCGCACGATCGGCATGTCCTCGGGGGTCGTGGTGCCCTCCACGTTGGGCAGGGCGCGCCGCACCATCGGCCGGACATCCGCGGTCTGCGTCGCCGCGTCGTAGCTCTCGACGCGGCCAGGGAGCGCCGTGTGCAGCTCCTCGGCGAACGCTCGCCGCTCGAGCTCGGCGAGGTCCTCGCGGGACAGGTCGTCGTCGCGGTCGACCGTCATGCCGCCCGCAGCTCCGCGTCCGCGTACCAGTTCTGCTGGTGCGAATCGCCGTCGAAGACCACCGAGCGCACGAGGAACGGCCCGCTCAGCCGATCGTGGTCGAGCACCACCGTGCGCCCCGGCCAGATGTCGGGCGTGAGGAGCGACTTCACCTTCGCGCGGCCGCGCATTCCGCGCTCCGGCTCGCCGACGAGGCCGGTGTCCGTCGCGAGGCGCACGGCCTCGGACCGGAGCGCGGCGCCCGACGCGAGGACCTGCAGCGCCCCGTGCTGGATCGACCAGCTCAGGCCGAAACTCGAGAGCACCCTCGTGAGCTCGCGCGCCGCCGGGCCCGAGAGGACGGTCCCCTCCGGGAACGTGGCATCGGCACCCCCGGCGACGGCCGCCGCGATCGCCTCCGCGGTGTTGCCGATGCCGACTCCCAGGCCCTCCGCGCACGACCGCACGACCGCGGTCACGCTGACGCCGGCCGCGAACGACGAGCTCACGCGACGCTGCTGGAAGTGCTCCCCGCCGTCGCGCCCCTCGATCACCGATACGGCATCGACGCGGTTCTCGACGTCGGTCCGGTTCGCGCGCTGCGAGAAGCCCGTGCCGCCGCCGGCGCCGCGGAAGACGTGCCCACGGAAGAGCTGCTCGAGCCCGCGCGCCTCGGAGTAGCCCGCCTCGACGACGAGCTGCTGCCCGACCGACTGCTCGATCTGCGCCTGCTGGCTGCGGGTGAGGTTCCAGATCTTGACGACCGCCTTGCCCGGTCGGGCGTGCAGCGTGCGCTCGATGTGGAACGCGACGCGGATCGGCGCCGAGACGCGGAGCGTCCCGACCGTCACCCGCCAGACGCGGCCGAACGAGGTCACGCGGCCTCCGCGTAGGCGAGGAAGACGACGTCGCCGAGATCGTCGAGCCCGGGGTCCGCCGGCGTCGCGCGCGGGTCGAGCGCGTAGATCTCGCCCGGCGGGAGCCCGGCGATCGCCTGGCGGTACTGCGCGAGCAGACCCTTGTTCGCGGTGAGCGGCCTCCCGAGGAGGAGCGACTCGCCGTCGACGTCGAGGAGGTCCAGGTACCAGACCTCCTCGCGCATCGACCAGCGCAGGCGGATCGAGTACTCGCGCCCGTCGAGCGTGACGCGCCGACGCGAGAACGGGACCGACGGCCGGACCGGGATGACGAGGAGGCTCATGGGAGCACCACCCCAGACGCGAGGAGTGAGACGAGCTCGTCGGGCGCGTCCTGCGTGGCGACGCTGCCCTCGTTCTCCTCGGCGCGGTCGCGCGGGCGGTCCGGCGTCGGGTCCTCGACGAGCTCGGTCGACACCTGCCGGATCGGCTCGAAGACCAGGCGCACGCGGATCCACGTTCCGTCGGCCTTGGTCTGCGTCGTTGTCGCCTCGACGAGCACGCAGTCGTCGTACGTGCGCAGCCCCGTCGTCACGATCGCCGGCAGCGCACGGTCCCGCGCGTCGAGCAACTGCGCCCACGCGTCCACGCGGCGCGTCAGCACGCGGTCGTCGTCGCCCGTCGGCGTGTCCGTGATGACGACCGCCAGCTCGATCGGGTCGTTGTTCGGCGCGAGGTGATCCGAGAAGCTCACCCCACGAGAGACCGGGTGCTTCGTCGCTGTCGCACTGATCCGATGGCCCTCGGACTCGACGCCGTCGAGGAACAGCGGGAGGAAGTCCGCCCCGTCCTGGAAGACGATCTCGACGGTCGGCATGGGTCAGCCCCCCGCCGGGGCTGGAGCAAGGGGAAGAGCGTCTGCCGCCGCCCGGTTGCTTCGCCGATCGTACGCCTCGATCTCGCGCCGCACGCCCTCGGGATCGTGCGACGTGATGTTGTACGTCGGCGCGTGCGTGACCGAGACAGACGACGCAGCCTCACGCGCACGCTCGGCGATCGTCGGGTCGCCGGCGACCTTTCGCGAGAAGAGCCGCCCCGCTTCTGTGGCGGTGGCGATCCGCTCGTCGGTCGCGAGCTCGTCCTCGGCCCGTGTCGCCACGTCCCCGAGCGACGCCGCGAGCGGGCCGAGGAGCGGTGCCAGGCCGGGGAGCACGCTGGCCATCGACGCCACCGTGGCGAGAGCACGGGCCACGCTGGCCTCGAAGCGCGTGAACGCGAGCCCGACCTGGTCGACGGCGCCGCCGAAGGTGAGCGCGACGCCGTGCGCGCGCAACCACTGCTCGACGAGCGCCCCGATCTCGGAGCGGCCGCCGCGGAACGCCGTGACGAGGTCCTCGAAGACGAGAAACGCCTGCAGCGCCGGGCGGACGACGGCCCAGATCATCAGGCCGAGCATCGTCAGCTGGTTCAGCAGGATCGCGGCGACGGGCTCGAGCGCGCGCCACACGATCCACAGAGCGCTCGAGCGACCGACGACCGCGGAAGCGTTCGTCACGAAGTCGCTCGCCCACGTGAGGAACCGGTTGAGGGTCGGGAGGATGTACTGCGCAAGGCGCGACCGGAGCGACGTCAGGATCACGTCGAACTCCGCCATGGAGTCGTGTGCCTCCTCGGCGCCGGCGACGACGTCCTCGGAGAGACCGCCGCCCAGCTCGTCGAAGCGACCGCTCAGGCGATCGATCGCCTCGGGCCCCTCGTCGATGAGCGCGAGGAGCTGGGTGCCGCCCTCGCTGAAGATGCGCTGGGCGATCGCCGCGCGCCGCGTGCGGTCCTCGACGCCGGCGAGCGCCCGCACGGTGTCCGCGAAGAGCTCGCCCTGGTCTCGGAGCTCGCCGTTCCCGTCGCGCAGGGCGACGTGGAGGCGGCGGAAGTCGCGGACCGCTGGACCGCCGCCATGCGAGGCAGCCTCGACGTTGCGCGCGAGCGCGCCGAACGAGCTCGTCAGCGCCGTCGTCTCGAGGCCGGTCTGCTCGGCGATGAAGCGCCACCGCTGCAGCTCGGTCGTCGACACGTTCAGGCGCGCCGCGAGGTTCGCGAGCTCGTGCCCCTCGTCGATGAGCTCGCCGAGCATTTCGACCGCGGCACGCACCGCCGACGCGACGGCGGTTGCTGCCGCGGCGATCGCCGCGAGCCCGGCGACTGCCAGGTTCGCGGGGGTCGCCCACGCCCGAAGGCGCTCCTGCCACGTCTTGGCTTGGTCCGACGCCTTGCCGGTCGCCTCGGCCACGGGCGCGATCGCGCCAGGCAGCGCCGCCGTGTCCTCCTGCAGCTTCCTCGCGGCGGCCGCCGCTTCGCGCTCCTTCTGCTCGAGCGCGGAGATCTCCTGGCCGTACGCCTTGGCCGCGTCCTGGGCGCGGAACTGCGCGCGGCGAAGCTGCTCCACCTCGGCGGCGTCTGCCCCTTCGGCGGACTGCAGCCCGCGCAGGCGCTGGCCGAGCCGGCTCGCCATGTCGGCGGCCTCGGCCTGCTTCACGCGCAGATCCTCGATCGCCGCGTCGGCGGGCGCGAGGGACTGGACGTAGCGGTCGAGCTCGCGGTTCGCGGCCGTCACGGCGCCGGCGCCGCGCACCTTCACGTCGAGCTCGGCCAGCACCTCCCGCAGTCCCACGGTCCGCTACCTCTCTGCGTCCTCGAACGCGTCGATCACCGCGTGCGCCTCGAGCGCGTCACGCCACGTCCACCTCGCTCGGATCTCCCAGGGAGGCGACTGGTAGCGGCCGCTCGTCGAGATCCGGTGCACGAACCAGTCGACCTCCTTGGGGATCCGGACTACCCGGCGTCCGCCTCCGACCCCTTCGCCAGTGCCGCCGGCACCGCGAAGACCTCCTCGAGCCCGTCGAAAAAATCGGCGAACTCGGCCTCCAGGTGCTTCCGCACCAAGAGCGCCAGCGCGAGCTTCCGGCCGCGCAGGTGCTCCCTCCGGTCGGCGAGCTTCGGCATGAGCTCCTCGCCGTCCACGACCTCCACGACACGCGTGTACTTCACGACGACGTCGACGAGCTCGCGCCAGTCGTTCGGCGAGATCGCGCCGAGCAGCCCCGCCGGCCCGCTCGCCCCCGCCGCCACGAGGACGCGGGCGAGGCGGAACATCCACGCCTGACCGTCGGGCACGGACCAGGGCAAGAGCACGTACTCGGTGCCCTTGATCTCGTGACGGATCTGCTGCTCGTCGCTCATGGATCAGGCGACGGGTGAGGAGCCCTTGATCTGTGCATCGAGCTTGCCGACGAGCTTCCACTCGTTGGCCTTCGCGCTGCGGTCGTAGGACAGGTTCGGCGGCGCCTTCACCGCGAAGAACGGCCCGCGGTAGAGCGCGCGACCGTTCCGGTCGCGGATGAAGAGCGACCGGAAGCGACGTCCGGTGCCGCCCGGGTGCCACGCGCGCCGCGCCTCCTCGAAGACGTCGTTGGCGTCCGAGGTCTGCAGCACCTTCACCGTGATGATCACGGTGTCGTGCCCAGCGTTGCCCGAGACGACGAGCTCGCCGCTCGTGCCGGTGACGTGCTCGACGTTCGCGTTCTCGAACTCGATCGTGAGGAACTCGCCGTCGGCGGTCCCCTTGTTGATGTCCCGGCCGCCGAAGTCCATCGTGACCTCGTCGGCGTTCAGCTGCTTCGTCTCGCCCGACATGGTGGCGCCTCCTCAGGGTCAGGGTGCAGGGTCAGGGTGCGACGGTGCCGCTGATGTCGAAGTGCCGGATCGCGCCCTGCACCTCGCCCCCGAAGCGCACCGAGCGGTAGCGGCGCGCCTGGCGGTCGGCCGCCTCGGTCTCCGCACGCGGCGTCGCCTGCGACGTCAGCGACGACTCGACGAGGATGTTGTACGGCTCGCGCGCGGCGCGGAGCAGCACGTTCTGCACGACGCCGTGGTAGCGGTCGATCCCCGCATCCGTGAAGGGCACCTTCTCGGCGTTCACGCGGAAGTCGAAGCTCGCGAGGTCGAGCTCGCTGTCGAGCCAGAGAAGACCCGTCACGACGTCGGCCCACTCGCCGCCCGAGACGAGACCACCGATCGTGATCGCCGTGCCCTCGTTCACGCCGGCCGGGATCGCCTCGACGTAGACCGTGCCGTTCTTGCCGGCGAGCGGGTCGGTCCCGGTCCCGACGATGCGGTTGATCACGTCCTCGGAGAACGCGTCGGCCTCGATGCCGGGCAGCGTCTTGAACTCCCAGTCGGCCTGGCCGGGCACGAACGGCCCGTGCACCACGCCGAACGCGACCGCTTCGGGGAACCGGCCGTGGTTCTTCCGCGTGTGGAAGGGCTTGGTGTGGAGGTAGCCGAGGTCCTTGAGCGCGCGCGCCACGCCTTCCTCGTCGTCGGTCTCCTCGTCGCTGTCGATGTCGTGCGTGAGGAGGAGGACGGGCTCCGTCTCGGCCCACGCCGCAGCCTGGACGATCTGCGCCTCGCTCTGCGCGTCGGCGAGGATGAGACCGAACCAAGCGGCGTCCGCGTTGCGGAGGTTGGTGAGGTCGGTCGTGAGCGTCGTCCCCGGCACCGCCGTGCGGTCCTCGATCGCCCAGTTGTCGGTGAGGTCGCGCCACGCGTTCCACGCCCCTGCCGTGTCGCACGCGATGTCGACGTACGTCGTGCCGTCCGTGGCCGTGATGTCGAGGAGGCCGTCCTCGTCGAACTTGCCGCCCACGCCCATGAGGAGCGTGCCGTTCGTGCCCGACTGCGCCGGGATCGCGACGCCGGTGATCGACGACCAGAGCTTCGTGCCCGTGAGCACGGTGTTCCCGCCGTTCGGGATCAGGAAGTCCTCGGTCTGCACCCGCCCGTCCTCGTCGGTACCCGTGACGACCATCGTCGTCGCGTCCCAGTCGGCGTGGTTGTTGAGCGTGAAGGTGACGTTGCGCGGCGGCGAGATCGCCGTCTCGTCCATCACGCCGTTGAAGTCGGTCGCGTCGAGCGCCTGCGTGCCCGCCGTGCTGCCCTGCCCGCTCGCGATGATCGCGTCGGGGTCCGCGTTCACGAGGAGCGTGAGCGCCGCGGTGAGCTCGGCGACCGTCGGCGTCGAGTCGGCCGTGATCTCGAAGGTCACGCCGTGGACGGAGAACGAGTAGACCTCGGCCGCCGTCGGAGCCGACGGCGTGAGGCGCATCGACTGCGTCGGAGCGCCGGCGCGCTTGCCGACCTTGAACTGCGGCGGCCGGTCGCTGCTCGAGCAGAGCGCGACGGCCGCGAGGTAGATCGGGTGCGTCTCGGGCATCCCCAGGTCGAGGAGCTCGGACGGATCCGTGAACGTCCGCGACACCGCCGCCCAGAGAGCGTGGTAGCCGAGGATCATCGCCATCGAGAAGTTGGGGCGGCTCGAGAAGCGCGTCCGACGGACGATGCTCGAAGAGACGAAGCGCGAGAGAGACGTCGGCATGGCTTAGGGCTCCTCGGGCAGGGAATCGATCTGCAGCGAGTCCCCCAGGACATCGCCGCCAGCGCTGGTGATCTGGCCAGCGCCGAGCTCGTCGAACGACGTGACCTGCGCCTCCTCGATGAACTCGATCGGCGCATCGGCATCGACGACGCCGTAGCTGATCGTGACGTCCAGCGCGGCGCCGCTCCGGAGGCGCGAGCTCTGCTCGACGTCCAGCGTGACGACGTCGGCGATCCGGACGATGCCGACGCCGAGCGCTCGGAGCTGCGCGAGCACGCTCGGGAACCGGAGGCGGGTCCGGAGGCGGGACGCGTACACGCGCGCGCTCTCCTCGAGCTTCTGGCTCGGCGACCACACCGACACCTGCAGCGTCTGCTCGCGCAGGCCGTAGACCGTCGGGATGACCTCGGTCGGCACGTCGGACGGGGTCGCGACGTACGCGACCTCGTCGACGCCCAGGCCGATCTCGCCGAGGAAGTCGACCACCGCGCTCGCGCCGACGACGACCTGCTGCGGCTCGCCCCGAAGCGCGCAGGGGATCTCCATCGCCGCGGCGAAGATCGCCGCGATGCCGGTCGTCGCGTGGCCCATCGCTGCGTACGTGGCCATCAGCCGGCCTCCGCCACGATGCGTCCGCCGACCCGGCCCTCGATCGACTCCTCGAGGTGACCGGTGTCGCGGAGGCCGATGCGCCGCACCGTCGCCCGGACGAGCCGCTGCGCGCGAGCGGCCACCCGTCCGAGGGCGCGCTCGACGTGGCCCGTGTCCGAGCTGCCGTACATCGCGCTCTTGAGCGCGCGCTGCGCCGCCTGGCTCAGTGCCTTCTCGAGCTCGGGGCGCTTATGGTCGATCGTCGAGCGCAGGAACGACTTCGGGCCCGCCGTCGGAGAGCTCCCGAACTCGGTCACGCCGGCGACCGTCGCGACCGTCGCCCTCGTCGGACCGCGGTGCTCCTGCGCGCCGGTGTCCTCGTGGACGCCGACGGTCACGCGCGGTGGGTTCGCGAGATCCCGGAGCGCGGCCTCGAGGCGGGCCATGCCGCGATCGCGATCGATGGCGCTCATTCGAGCACCGTCCGGTAGCCGAGCCCGATGCGCGCGGTGATCCGCTCGAGGGTCGCCTGGTAGGGCGTGCGCCCCTCGTCGTCGATAAGCTTCGCCTGCTGCCCGAACGGCGAGCGGGCGAGGGCATCGGCGGCCTTGAGGCGCTGGACGCGATCGGCCTCCGTGCCGCACGCCGTCGCGTCCACCTCCGCCAGGGCGTCGGCGAGCGCGGTCGTCACCATCGCCGGATTCGACGCGTGGAGCGCGGCGAACTCGGGATGCTGCTCGACGAAGCTGGCGGCGGAGACGGTCACGGCGTGTCGATCGGTCGGCTGGATCCTGGTGCGGTGCGGTGAGATCAGCCGTTGCGCGTGGAGCGCATCGGCTTGTCGTCGGTCTTGGCGTCGGCCGTGGCGGCGGCCTTGAGCCGCGCCTCGAGCTCGGCGATGCGCGCCGAGAGGTCGCTCTCGATGGCCGCGGCGCGGGCCTCGGCGGAGCGCGCGGCCTTGGCGGCCTGCGAGAGCCGGGCCTCGATCTCGGCCTCCGACGGCAGCGCGATCTTGGTGCCTCCGTCGGTGACGGAGATCCCGTCGCGACGACGGTTGAAGACGGGCTTGAGGCCCTTCTCCGCGAGCAGCGCCGCGAAGTACCAGTCGGGCACCTCGATCTTCGGCGCGGGCGCGCCCTTCGCGGGCGCGTCCAGCACGGGCGCGCGGTACGCCTTCCCGTCCGGACCCATGCGCATCGGGAAGCTCCACGCGCGCTGGCTGCTGTCGTTGATGAGCGTGACCATCGTCGATCTCCTCGAGGCGTTCCTGACGCCTCAGCCCCGCCGGGAACTTGTCCGACGGGGCGAGGTGACCGAACGCGCTGGGCGCCGGCTCAGTCGAGGTTCTGGACGTACAGCATCAGCTTCGGCTGACGCACCTCCACGCCGCCGCAGCGCGAGCGGGCGTTCACGAGCCACTCGAGGTTGCGCACCTCGGGCGGGCTCTCCTCGTACTGGATCGAGAACGGCCAGAAGAGGACGTTCGGATCCGCCTTGAGACCGCCGCCGGGGCCGGTCGGGTAGAGGATGCCCATCGGCGCGTCGCTCGCCGCGACGTCGGGGGTGACCGCGTCGTCGAGCTTCACCCAGCGGACGATGTCCTTGATGATCCGCGCGTTGCGCAGGAAGTACTGCTTCACCGAGAGGTCGGTGACGGTGCTGCCACCGACGGGCAGCGTCGCGAGGCGCCCCTCGTACGCCGTCGGCAGCACGAGGACGTAGCCCCCGGGCTGGTTGTCGCGCGCGGCGGCGATGACCGTCTGCTCGAGCTCCGCGAGGTCGGCGAGGATGTTCGCGACGCTCTCGGTGAGCCACTCGCCCTGCGTGAGCGTGTGCAGCGTGACGCCGGCGTTGTTGAAGAAGCCCGTGAGCCCGGCGCCCGCGTCGCCGCTGCGGCCGATCTTGTCGAGCTTCCGCGCGATCGCGTTGCCGCACGCGACGGCCTTGTCGCGCACGAGCGGGACGCCGGCGAGCGCCGCCGCCTCGAGCTCGTCGACGCTGTAGGCGTAGGCCGCCCGGACGTTGACGTACTTGTTGAGGTCCTCGCTCGCCGACACGTCCACGCGCGGCGCGTCGCCCGCGAGGTCGTGCGTGACCGCCGCCTCGCCGCGCTCGTCCATGATGCGCGTCGAGTACGACTTCGCGCCGCGGGCGTGGCCGCCCTCGACCGGCACGAACTCCGCCGCGCGGAGCGCGTCGTAGATCACCCGCTCGACGGTCGCGCGCTGGAAGACGAGCTCCCGCGCGAGGAACGCCGAGTAGTTCGCGTCCGTCCGGACGCGATCCTCGAGGCCCGGCATCTCGCGCAGGATGCGCAGGTTGCGCTCGACGAGCGCGTGGTTGCGCTCGAGGTAGGCGGCGTCCTGGCGCGCGGTGCGTGCCGCGAGGGCCTGGCGGTGCATCGGCGTGCCGACGACGTAGTCGGTGCCGTCGACGCGCTCGGTGCGGGGCTGGAGATCCATCATCGGGAGCCTCTCGGTAGGGGGACGGGACGTGCTGCTCAGGTGCCGGCGCGTGCGCCGCTCAGGTGAAGTCGACCTCGAGGACGCCGAGCTCGCCGGCGCTCCCGCTCGAGATGAGGCGCGCGCGCTTGCACGGCGCGGCGTCGCCGCTGTCGGTCGTCTGGACGCGGAAGCCGCCCAGCGCCTCGGCGCCGGCCGCGACCAGGCGCACGAGCACCACGTCGCCCGCGCGGAACGCGTTCTCGACGGTGACGAAGATCCGGCCCTTGCGGAGCACGGGCATCTGGTCGGAGTCCTCGTAGTTCTCGTTGTTCGAGCTCGAGGGGGTGATGAGGCCCTTCTGCGTCCGGACGCTCACGCCCATGACGTCGCCGCCCTCGAGCGAGACGCCGCTCACGCCGGCGACGCCGATCGCCGTGGTGCCGCCGGTCCCGCCCTGCGCCGGGATCGTCAGCGACGTGAAGTAGCTGTAGAAGAGCGTGCTCGTGAGCACCTCGCCGCCCACGTCGGCGAAGGCGATGTTCTCGGTCACCGGCAGGCCGTTCTCGTCGAGGCCGGCCAGGACGGCCGTCACGGCGTCCTGGTTCGCGTGCGACGAGCGCGTGATCGTGATCTTGCGCGGCGGGCTGATGCGGCCGAGCGCGATGACGCCGTCCGCCTCCGTGTCGAGGACCTGCTGCGACGCGGAGGTCGCCAGCGCGACCAGGATCGCGTCGTCGTCCGCCGCGACCGCCGCCGGCGTCGAGACCGCGCGGTCGCCCCCCGACGTGCGCATCACCAGGAGCCCGGGCTCGATGGAGCTCCCCGGCGTTCCGTGGTCGACCACGGTCGAGACGATCTCGTTGAACGCCTCGTCGGCCAGGAGGCCGGGGTAGGCCTTGGCGGGGTCGGCGGTGAAGCTGGTCTGGGTGGCCATGGTCGTGCTCTTTCGGTGTCGAGAGGTCCGTGCGGCTCAGGGTCGACGGCGCTCAGCGCGTCGAGAGATCGAAGGGCGACGCCGGGTCGAGGTGCGGCGTCGGCGGCGCCGTCAGCGCGTCGCGGCGCGCGAGGCCGCTGGGGCTCGTGGGCTTCGGCGTTGCCGCCGCGATCCGGCCTTCGCAGCCGGCGAAGTAGATCTCGACGTACGTCGCATCGCGGGGCTTGCCGTCGGGGCCGATGAGCTTCGCGTCGCCGTCCAGCTTCGCGATGACCTCGCGGCGGATCGCGTCGCTCGTCTTGCCGTCGAGCTTCGCCTCGGCGCCGAGCACGCTCTTGGCCTGGGCGAAGAGGGCGGCGCGCGAGGCGATCCGCGCGTCCATCTTCGTCTCGTCGGTGGCCTCGCCGAGGTCCTTCTTCATCGCCGTGATCGTGGCGGTCGCGGCGTCGAGCGCGGCCTGCAGGCCGTCGCGCACCTTGATCGCGTCGGCGAGCTTCGTCTTGAGCTCCTCGTTCTCCGAGGTCGCCTCCTCGAGCTCGGCGTCGCGACGGGCCTCACGGGCCGCGTTCGCTGCCGCCCACTCCGGCGAGCCGACCTCGTACTCCTTGCCGTCGATGCGCACCTTCATGGAGTCCACCCTGATGACGGGATCCGGCCCGCCGCCGATGCGCACCTCGACACCGTCGAGGCGCAGGGACACGTCGCGACCCGCGCGGCCGGCACCAGCCGGGAGCAGGGCCACGTGGTTGTAGACGACGCCGCGCTGCACGGCGTCGTACGCCTCGCCCTCGGGCGAGGTGCCCGGCGTGGCGTCGAGCGTGCAGAGGTAGCCCGCCGAGATCTCCCCGAGCTGGCCCCTGTCGATCGCGTCGATGGTCGGCCCGTCGATGACGGCGAGCGAGGTCGCTACGAACTTCCCGTCGCGCTTGCCGACGTCGCGCACGTGGCCGACCGAGACCGCGCGTGCGGTGTCCGGCGTGACGAGCTGCGCGCGGGGATGATCGACCGTGACCACCGCGTCCTCGAGGGACTGCAGCGACTCCGCGCGGAAGGCCTCTTCGGGGGGCCGGTACTCGCGCACCACCGTCCCGTCGCCGCGCTGGTAGACCAGCACGCCGGTGCGCGCGATGCGCGCCGGAACCCGGATGCCGCCCGTCGGGGTGCGCTCGAGCTTGCCCACGCGCTCGAGGGTGGCGAAGTCGGCACGGGCGACGCGGCCCTCGGCCAGCTTCGTTCCCGCGTCGTCGAGTCGCACCGTCTGCACGAGCCGGAACCTGCCGGCGTTCGCAAACGACCGCGAGCGATCTCTTCGATCTGTCCGATCCTGAGAGATCTCTGGCGCGCGCCTGGGTCTCGAACCACGCGCGCGCGCGTGCGTTCAGCCGGCCATGATGCTCACAAGCAACCCGACCGAGCGGAAGCCGAGCCCACGGATCTGAATCACATCGCCGAAGGTGCTGGCTCTTTGTGCGAGCCCTATACGCCGCCACGTTCCTACGACGGTCCGCACTCGATCGACGGCGCGCGCCTCCTCGGCGGTTCTCGAGAGGACGCGCCCGAGATCGTCATCGCTTGGAAACGCCTCCCCCGCGATCATCTTCAAGAGAGTCAGCGCGCGTTCGGGCGTCGGTGCTGCGCGGAATCGGTCGAGCGCTGGTCGAACGAACGCTGGCAACGAGAGCGTCGGAGCGCGCGCCGGCGACGAACTCTCAGCGGACGCGTCTGAGCGCGGCGGCGGAGACTCGCCGCACAACGCTGACGCGAGCTCGTCCGAGTTCAGGTCGAACCACTCGCCTCGCACTCGGCGAGCGTCGAAGAGTCGGTGCAGCCGCGCCTCCTCCGATCTGTCGCCGGGGAGCGTGCCGACCAGATCGAGCCGACTCGGCGAGCCGGTCTGGAGTCCGCGCAGGCGGGCACGCGGATCGTCGGCCTTTCCGATCTTCGTGTGCCCGGTGGCGTGGCAGCGAATGAAATAGATCACTTGGTCTTGTTGGAGCGCGTTTCCCGCTCGCGCAACGCGGTCTCGACGATCTCGAGCAAGATCAACCCGCGAGAGAGCGGCACGCGCGCCTCCGCCTCGCGGTCGCGCTGGTACCGATCGAGTCGAGCCAGCATCGCGTCATCGACGCGAAGCGCGAGCGTGTTGTCCCGCTTCCCGCGTGTCATCGCCGGTGGATCCTCCAGCCAAAGCGCTCGAGGATGGCGAGCACCTGATCCCCCGCGATCTTGTCGAACTCCGCGGAGCCGCAGCGACCTCCGTCACGTAAGAACGTGAGCGCCCACGCGTGCCCGTCCCAAAGAGCGTCCACGTCGCCGGTCATCACCCCTCCGTCGCCGAGGGGTCGCCGCCGGCGTTGAAACCCGGCGAGCCCTGGGGTGCGCCCGCTCCCTGCCCGAGCTGCGGCGCCGGTGCCGGCCCGGGCGTGCCCTTCGGCGGCCCGGTCACCGGGACCGCGGGCTCCGGCGGCAGCAGGCGCTCGGCGTCCTCGGGCGTGAGCCGGTGCACGACCTCGAGCAGCGCCTTCGCGTTCGCGCGCGGGTAGGTCCCTGCGGCCGTCTTGGCGATGACGTCACCGATCGCGGCGCTCCTCGGTGCCACCGTGCCGAGCTCGGCGTTGTCCTTCGGCGGCTGCGCGGCGAGATCCTTGCGCCGCTGGAGAGCGGCCGAGACCTCCGCCGTGTCGAGCACCACCGCGCCCGACGACGTCGACGTGAAGCGCCCGAGGGCCACGCTCTCCGGCGTGTAGACGCCCTTGTCGATCATCACCGCATCCGTCTCGGCGACGAGCTTCGAGAGCTCCGCGGCCTCCTTCGGCTTCGGCGTCCGGAGCGGCCGGTACTGCACGCGCCACGTCTCGGGCTCCTTGCCGGAGACGGGACCCTTCTTGGCGAGCAGGCAGAGCCGCGCGATGCGCGTATGCCGCGGCAGGAGCACCTCGCGCTGCCAGCTCTCGACCTCGCCGTACCACGTCTCGAGCTCGCTCTCGCCGCTCGCTCCCGTCGGCGGCCGCCCGACGAAGACGGTGAGCGGGATGCCGGCGGCGATCGCCAGGCGCTCGACGCTCTTGTCGATGAGCGTGTCGACGCCCGCGATCGGCTGCGTGACGTTGACGACGTCCTCCTCGGTGTCGATCACCAGCGCCCGCGATCGCGATCGCGACGCATCGAGCAGGTTCATGCGGCGCCGGAAGTCGGGCTCCTTCGCCGTGATGATCGCGCCGAGCCCCTTGATCTTGAAGACGAACTGCGAGATCCGCGCGAGAAGCTGGCTCTTGCCCGAGTAGTCCTCGCCCGTCTGACGCAGCGCCTGCCAGCAGCGCTCGAGCACCGAGTCGTCCCAGCCGGCACGCTCGAGCTTGCGCTGGTCGGTCGTGCGCTCGCCCGGCCACACGATCACGCGCGACTCGTGCACCACCGCGCCGCCGGCGAAGTGCGCGCCGCCGAGCGCGGCGACTGCGGTCACGGTCTGTGGGTAGATCCGGAACGTCTCGGGCTGCTGAAAGCGGGGATGGTCCGGATGCGCGTACCGCGTCTCGACGACGACGACGCGGCGGTCGAACGTGTGCAGCCAGCCGATCGATTCGATCGCGGCCTCGTCCACCGGCATGTGCGGGGCGCGCCCATCGTCCACTCCGATCCACGTGACGGCGCCGCCAAAGAGCCGACCCCAGCACGCGCCGAGCGCCATCTGCTCGGCGACGCAGAGCACCTCCTCGAGGACCTCGTACGCGGCGCGCTGCTCGGCGCTCGCCTTCGGGTCGCCCGGGAGCACGAGGTCCCAGCCGCGGCGCATCCCGTGCCGCACGATGCACTCGACGACCTTCGCCGCGAAGTGGTCCTCGACGTAGAGGGCCTCGAGCGTCGGGTCCGAGAGGCCGAGCCCGCGTGTCGAGAACGTCGTGTAGACGCTCGGGTCCTTGCTCCCGCCGATGCCGAGCATCTCGTTCGACCAGTCGTCCGCGCGCGCGACCGCGTCGATCACCGCCGCTGCGCCTGCCTTCACCAGCTCCGCTCCGCTCATGTCCGCCTCCCGTGCTCCCGAGCCCATGCCTCGACGTCGATCACCGGCCGCTCGCGCGCCTGCTCCTCGCGCCACGCTGCATCCTTCGCGTCCGCCGCCGCCTTCGCCTTCGCGAGCGCGTCCGCCTCGAGGCGCGCGCGCTGGCCGATCGCGTCGACGGTCGAGACCGTGCCGACCTCGAGCACCTGGACCGCGCACGAAATCGCGTCGATGAGATCGTCCTTCTTGCCGTTCGGGAACGGATGCGTCTGCCGGCGCAGCTTCGCGTTCCACTCCGCGCGGCGCGCGTAGACGCGCCCCTGCTCGGCGAGCAGCGCCCACGGCTTGGCGAGCGCCTGCTTCGCCGGCGAGCTCCGCTCCCGCTTCTTGCTCGAGCGCCGCGCTGGCTCGGGGTCCGTCTCGTTCGACCGGCGTGCGCTCGACACGATGCGCGCCGAGAGCCGGAGCTCCTCGAGCAGCGCCGCCGTCGTCTCCGCGTCGCGCTTACCTGCGGCGCCGGCGTCCTGGAAGATGGCCTGCTCGACCAGCGGCCCGTCGCGCTCGGCCACCCGCTCGACGAAGCGCGTCGTCGCGATCGGACCGAGCTGCGCCGACGCCACGTCCTCGATGTAGATCTCGCCGCCCTCGCACCAGGACACGCGCGCGCCCTCCGTCCAGTCGGGGTTCGGCTCCTTGCTCGTCGGCTCGCTCGAGCCGAAGTCCCAGCCGCGCGCCGTTCGCACGATCCGCGACGGCGGCGCGTCGACGAACCGAATCGCGTCGAGCGCGAAGAAGTCTCCGGCGACGTCCTGGTTGAGCCAGTTGCCGCCGCGATCCTCGCCGCTCTCGCCGAAGAGCCGCAGCCGGTCGCGGCGCAGGAGGTTCCGCATGCGGCCGCGGTAGCCCGGGTCGTGCTTCGAGAGGCGCCGGTTGTCGCTCGTGCGCGCGAGCACGAACGTGAAGCTCATCACCTCCTCGGGCCCGAGCTCGGGGTTGGCCGCTCGCGCCTCGAGCTCCGAGTCGAACCACTCGAGCTCGTCGGTGAGCTCGCTCCGCACGAACCACCGCACCACGCCCGAGCGCTCCGGCCTGATGTAGCCGTCCTCGCCGATCCACCCTCCGCCGTCGAGCAGCTTCGCCAGCCACGAGTCGGGCTCGGCGTTGCAGCTCGCGCGCATCCGGGGCCGCAGCCCCGTCGTGCTCCGCATGCGCGAGACGAGGTACCAGAACTGCGACTCCTCGAAGTCCTGCAGCTCGTCGAAGATGACCAGGTCCTGCTCGCTCCCGTCGTACTCGCGGACGCTGTCGACGCTGTGCAGGTGCTGGAAGTCGATCCGGTGCTGGTCCTCGATGCGCCCGCTGCTCGCCTCGAAGACAACCGACTTGTCGTCGCGCAGCACGCGCCCGCCGAACGCCGGCAGCATCATCGTCGCGCGGTCCCACAAGGACCCGCCCTTGAGCAGCGCGACCTCCGTCCGCCGGAACGCCGTCGCGCGCATCGCGCGCACGTGCGCGAGCTGCGTCAGCTTCGCCCCCTCGTAGAGCAACGACACGCTCTTGCCGCCGCCGGGGCTCCCGCCGATGACCGCGATCTCCGCGCTCGTCGTCGCGAAGACGTACTGCGGCCCCTCCTGCGGGGTCCACGCCTCGGCCGGATGCTGCTGCTGCGCCGCGCTACCCACCGGCGTCCTTCGGGTTGAGCACGAGCGTCAGCTTCGGCGGCGAGCTCGGGGCAGCCGGCGCTGTCGGCAGCGGGATCATCGGCTGGCGTCCGGCGCCTCGAGCGCGCGCCGGTTTGCGCTCGCCCTCGAGCTCGGCGGCGAGACCGATCGCCTGCACGCGCTCGCGCACCGGCGCCTTCTTATCGCGCGCCATCGCCATCAGGAGCTCGACGCGCTCCGTCGCCGTCCCGCGGCCGCGACCCTTCACCAGCGCCGGACCAGGCGCCTCGACCGACGGCAGCGGCACCTCGGGCGCTGCGAGCGCCGCCGCACCCAGGCGGGCCTCGATGCGCGCCCTCACCCCGGGGTGCCGCAGGAGCTGGGAGGCCCGGACTTGCACCGTCGCGTCCGTGCCCTGGTAGCCCGCCGCTCGAGCTGCGGCGGTCCCGGTCCCCGAGCCGGCCCAGGCGTCCGCGAACGCCCGCATGCGTGCGGTGAGCGGCGCCGTCACCGACCACCCCCGGCGTCGAGGTGGGGGGCCGAGCCCTCGCCGTTGCATATGACGCTCCCCCGGCGGGTAAGCCGGCCGCTCCCCACCCCACGAC